TCATTAAATGCACCAGGCGCACAAAAAGTCATTGCTACAGCAAACGCTTTAACTGTTGGCGATTCTTACACACCAAGTGTTGCGTTTCACAAATCAGCCGTTGAGTTGGGCATGCGCCCACCTGCAATGCCAAACGGTGGTGATTCTGCTGTTGACGTGATGACAGTACAAGACCCAACAAGCGGTTTAGTATTTGAAATTGCAGTTTATAAAGGTTACATGAAAACTATGCTTGAAGTACGTTGTTTGTATGGCGTAAAAGTATGGAAACCAAACCACGTTGCTACGTTGCTAGGTTAATTTTTCTAGGGGGTTCGCGTTCGTTCCTGTTCGCGTTCCCCCGCCTTTATTTATGTTAAGGATTAATTATGGCTAAATATTTACCAGATTTTAGAGTTGGTGACGATTACCCAATTGAATTGACAATAAAAGATTTAAACGGAAACGCTCAAAATATTACTGGGTATAAATTTTGGTTAACCTTAAAATCTTCTTTCGATTTAGATGATGCTAGTGCTGAATTGCAATTTATTTCAACTGTTGGAGATAATCCAAACGATCAACCTTTAAGCGGAATTTGTTTTTTATATGTTCCTGCATCAATTACTAAAGATATTCCTGCGGGAAGTTATTATTATGATATTCAACAAAAAGCTGGCGTAAATGGCGGATTATCAACAGTAATACCACCTATTGCAGACTATAAAGATAAAGTAATTGTAGTTCCTCAAATAACGAGGTCAGAACAATGATAACCGTCATTACTGAAAATAATATAATTAATATTTCAGTTATTGAAAATAATATTAATGTTAATTCTATAAAATCAAATGTTGTTCAAGTTACAACAGATAATAATATTATTGATGTTTCAGTTCAAAAACAAAATATAACTGTTAACCCAGTTGGAGAAATAATTGTTCAAGCATTTCCAGCAGGGTTAAAAGGCGACACAGGGTTAAAAGGCGATAAAGGAGACACATCAACAATTCAAGAAATTGAAGATATAAACATAGATATACCACTTGGAACTCATTTTATTTATAAAAAAACAACTGATTTTAAAAATTGTATAATGTCATTTCTAGGCTTTCCAGTTGCTTATAATTATTCTGTAAAAGGGACGCCACAATTTTTTGATGCTTATCAAACTACTGGCGGTTTAAAAATATCAACGGAATTACAAAATGTCTGAAATTAAATTAAATACTTTAACGCCATTAACAGCCCCAACTGGCACTGAAATATCAAACATCGGCTCAATAACTTATACAATCAATAACGACGCTGTAAAAATACCAATGTCAACGCTTAGAAAAGCTGATGGCAGCGATGCAATGGCTGATTTGTGCAATGGTTTAACCAATGATGAATTACGAAACTCAGCAATTGATGTTAATATTGCAACAAATGAAACAATTTTAAATATGACAAAACACTTAATTATAAATAATATTTTATTAAGTGAACTATTAGGCAAAGGGCAAAATTCGTTAAATATGTTATTTAACGATCCAACAATTTCAAATTATTGAGGTTTTTATGTTATCAAATTCACAAGTTGGAAAACAATCAAACGCAAATGGTTCAAATCCAGTTATACGATCATCACGAGAAGGTGATTTAATTGTTTCACAAAATCATGGTAGATATTATCAAAAAACAGCAGAAGGCGAGGCTTTTGTAATTTCTACGCCATTAACAGGTTTGACATTAGCTGCAACGCATACAACGGCAACATTAACTGCAACATCAACGCCATTAATTACTATTTTTAATGGCGGAACATTAAACATTGCAATTAATAGAGAATTCATTGCCACATTATCTGGAACGCCTGCTTCCGGTTCTTATTGGTGGTATGTAGCAACTGGACAACAAGCGTCTGCATTAACATTGTTAACTGATACAAGTGTTAACTCACGAAATTTAATTGCGGATGCTCCTAGTGGTGTTAAAATTGGTATTGGTAAAGCATTAACAGGGTTAGTTGGTTCACTTGTTTTATATAAACCAGTAGGATCTTTAGGAACAGTTACAGCAGGTCTTGGACAAGTAGATCACGATGAATCTGGAGCAGTTATTGTAGCACCGGGAAATTTAATTGCTTTATTAGCTCCCGCTATTGGCACAACGCACATTGTACATGCAAGCGTTGACATAACACGAATTGAAGTAAGCGCATAACAATGTTAATTGTTGAAGATGGTACAGGGTTATCAAACGCTGATAGTTATACGTCTTTAGCTGAAGCTAATTTATATCATGCCAATCATGGAAATGTTGATTGGTCTGATATAGATGCAACAACAAAAGAGCAATTACTGCGCAAAGCCACAGATTACATGGTGGCTCAATATCGTTTGCAATATGCGGGTTATCGCAGATACTCGACACAGTCGCTTGACTGGCCGCGTTTATACGTTCCATTAATTGATTCATTATCGGCAAATGTTTTTCCGCAATATGTAGATTTTGACATTGTGCCAACTACTGTAAAAAATGCGTGTGCTGAATTAGCATTAAAATCTTACACAGCCATTTTAATGCAGGATTTAACGCAAGGCGTTATTCGTGAAAAAGTAGACGTTATCGAAGTTGAATATGATAAATATTCACCACAACAAACCCGCTATGCTCAAATTGACGCCATGTTATCCGTGTTTTTTAAACAACAAGGCAACGATATGTCGAGATCATTGGTGAGAACATGACACTTGATGCTCGCGCTCGCTCCACAGCAGATAAATTGCTTGATAAGTTTGGCAAATCAATCACGCTAACGTCTATTGTTGAAGGTACTTATGACCCAACAACAGGGGAGTTATCGGGCGGAACAACAATATCAACCAATCACACTGCCGTTATCAAAGACTATAACGGAATTGATTTTATTAGTGGCGTAGTTCAAGCAGGCGACAGAAAGGTAATGATCGCGGCATTAGGCGCACCAACGCCACAACCAGCCGATAAAGTAACCGTCGATAGTGAAGTTTATCAAGTGGTGGCGGTTCGTCATATATGGTCGGGTGAATTACCCGCGCTTTATGAAATGCAGGTGAGAAAATGACAGGTTCAATGTCGCAAATTGTGGCGCGTGCTAATGGTCGCATTGATGACCAAATAAGAATGGCAACGCTTGGCGTATTTATTGGAATTAGAAAAGATACACCAGTTGGCGAACCTAGCACTTGGAAAAATCCAGCATCAGCACCAGCAGGTTACGTTGGCGGAAACGCTCGCAATAATTGGCAATGCACAATCGGTGCGCCTTTTGTCGGTGAAGATGCAAACGGGTCGGATGAGAAAATACAAAGAACTATTCCACGCAGAGCTGGAAGTGTTGTGTATTTAACCAATAACGTGCAATACATTCAGCCATTAGAATATGGACACAGCACAAAATCACCCAATGGCATGGTTAGAATAAACGTTGCACGTTTTGAGGGGTTATTAAATGGCACTAGTTGAGATCCGTACCGCATTAGAAACAAAACTCAATGCGCTAACGCCTGCACTTGCGACAGCGTGGGAAAACGTACCTTTTACGCCCGTCGTTGGCACAGCATATCAGCAAGTTAATTTAATGATTGCAGATACATTAAACCCAACATTAGGCGGCAATCATTATCGCGTAAAAGGTTTTATGCAGGTGCTATTGTGTTATCCAGCTAATGTAGGCGCAAAAACAGCAGCAACCCGCGTTGATTTACTGGTTAATCATTTTAAACGCGGTACAAGTTTAACAAACGGCAGTGTAACTGTTATTATTGACAAGACACCATCAATTGCACCGGCATTGATTGACGGGGTGCTTTATAAAATTCCGGTATCAATTTATTTTTCAGTAGATATTTATCCAACATAAAGAGGTTACAAAATGACAATTGCACAAGGCGTTAAAAAAGTCGTATCGTACAAAAAACAAACAGGCTTAGGCGTAGCAGCTTCAGGCAGTGGCGGTCAAGAATTAAGACGTGTCACAAGCACAATCAACTTGACTAAAGAAACATTCCAGTCAAACGAAATTCGCCCAGATCAACAAGTTGCTGATTTCCGTCATGGTTCAAGACAATCAACGGGTACATTAAGCGGTGAATTATCAGCGGGAACATATAAAGACTTTCTGCAATCCGTATTGCGTAAAGACTTTGTTGCGATTTCATCATTAACCGCAGCGGCTGTAACTATTGTTGCATCAACTGGCGTTATTACATTCCAAACAGGCAACCCGTTAACTGGTGGTATTAAAATTGGTAACGTGGTTCGGATTACAGTAGGCAGCGTTAACGCGGCTAATTTAAATAAAAACTTATTGGTGACTGCTGTAACAGCAACCACATTAACAGTTAAAACGTTAAACGGTAGTGCGCTTGCAGATAATGCAACCTCAGTTACTGGTGTAACTGTTGCTATTCCCGGCAAATACACTTATGTGCCAGAAACAAGCCAAACACAGGATTATTACACTATTGAACATTGGTTTTCAGACGTTGCACAGTCAGAGGTTTATACTGACATTATGCAAACCAACGCTCAGGTTAAAATCCCTGCAAACGGCATGGCAACCATTGATTTTCCATTGGTCGGATTAAACGTTACCACTGGCACATCACAAGTTTTAACTTCGCCAACTGCGATCACTACTGGTGGCGTAACTGCTGGTGTAAATGGTTTGTTGCTTGTTGCAGGCACACCCGTTGCTATTGTTACTTCAATTGACTTTGACATCAACGGCAATATTGCAGTAGCTGATGCAGTTGTTGGTTCATTAACACGCCCAGACGTATTTCAAGGCGTTGTAGGCGCAACAGGCACATTTAGTGCTTATTTCACTGACGCAACATTCCGCGATTATTTTATCAATGAAACCGAAGTGTCTATCATTGTGGCATTAACAACAGATAGCACTGCAACGGCTGATTTTGTATCGTTTACTATGTCACGCGTTAAAATTGGCGGTGCTGATGTAACTGATGGCGCGTCTGGATTAACTCGCACATTCCCATTTACCGCGCTTAAAAATACAGCGGGTGGTAGTGCTGTGGCTAATTTAGCGACAACAATCATGGTTCAAGATTCACTCGCTTAAAAATAGTGCTACAATTACCCACGCTTGCAATCATGCGGGCGTGGGTATTTTTTTATAAATCAACAGGAACATACGAACATGAGCAAAAAAACAGGTTTATCATTTGATGATTTAGATTTAGTTAGCGCATCAGAAAACGCTTATGAGTTTGAATATTTAAGAGCCGATGGCGCAGATACGGGCATATTTATTACGGTTTTAGGTAAAGACGCACCAAAAGTACAAGACTGGGTTCGCAAAGCGCTTAACAAGCGCAGCACTCAGGATAAGATGGCGGCTAAACGCGGAAAAGAAATTGAGCGCACAATCGAAGATGATGAACAATTTGGCATTGACGCAGCAGCAATTCGTGTTGTCGGATGGCGTGGAATTACTAACTTTGAATATTCACCAGAGAACGCCACAAAGTTAATGGAACGCAACAGCGAAATCCGTGAACAAGTTTTTGAGGCAAGTAATAACTTGGGAAACTTCACCAAAGCCTAATCAATGACATTGTCGATTTTGGCACACGAGAATTTCAACTCAGCAAAACAAACGACAATGGCAGTAGTTTACGCGATGAAGCTCAAGCAATTATTGCAATGGGGCATGAGATACCAGACGATTATAAGTCGCTACCCATGCCAGAAAATTACGCCCATTGTTGGGCATGGTTTGGTGAATTAAGCCGAACACGCTCAAGCAATGGGTTTGGTCAAAATCCAATTAGTTACTCGGAAATTGACGCATGGTCAAGATTGACCAATATAGAATTAACGCCATTAGAAGTAAGTGCTATCATGCGGCTCGATAGTGCTTATTTAAATATTCAAGCAGAGCAAATTGCAAAACGGAGCAAAACAAAATGACCACCGATACCTATTCTATTCAAGTCGCAGTTGATTCGACCAGTGCAGTAACAGCATCACGCAATCTATCTGCAATGGAGCAAGCTACTGGACGCAGTGAACGTGCTTTGCTTAGTTTAGGTAACATGGCAAAAGCGGCTAGTGCTGCGTTACTTGGCATTGGCTTTAAAACTGTAATTAGTGAAATGGCATCGTTTGAGACTCAAATGATTAAGCTTAAGTCTTTGACCGATGCCACCACTCAACAAATGAAAGCAATGGAAAAGCAAGCGCGTGAACTTGGCGCAACCACAGCTTTTTCAG